TGGAAGGTATGAGTATGTCCACCACCACTTTGTACAGCATCGGTAGCAACGTAACCTGGTTTCCATCTATGAGTAGATGTATTAGTGGATGGTGTAGAACTTAATGACTGAATAGTTATAGATGTGTCTGTAACAGCAGTAATTGTTAGAGCAGCTCCACTAGCAGGGTCGCTAGGTCTTGGATATGAGTGGTCAGTTGTGTATAGATCAAGAGCACACTGATATACAAGAGAGTTATCTGTAATTGTGATAGCATCACCAACCTTGAGGATGTGATTACCGATAGTTAACTCAGTAAGACCTGTAACTGGGTCATAGTTTGAACCAGTAACAGTATGATTGACTAAAGGACTAGGTCCTACGTTGACTGTGATTGTATCAGTGGTCTTAGCAGTTATCTTAAGTGCCTTATCATAGAATGGATCCTTTCCGAATCTAGGATACATCTTAGTAGCATTATTACCGTCCATTGAGCATTTGAATCCCAATGACTCAGGTCTAAACATAATCTCTTCACCTATCTCCATGCTGTGTGAACCAATGTTCACTGTCATAGAACCTGTATTAGCATTATAGGTAGCAGCTGATACATTGAACTGTGTATTATAGACTTCCATGTCCATGATACCAGTTGTAGGTTCATATGTAGCACCTGTGATCTGATAATTTACAGTAGGAGACTCTCCAACATATAATGTGATTGTGGTTCCTGTCTTAGCAACGATAGGAAGTGATTTCTGGTATGCCCAGTCAGTAGATCTAGGATATTTGTGATGTGTAACACTGCCATCCATAGCACACTTGAATGTCAATGACATATCATCAAGTTTGACTCTTGTTCCTACTGATAAACTGTGAGATCCGATTGTCAACTCTACCTGACCAGATGTAGCAGTGTATACAGCGTTAGTTACATTGAATGTAGAAGCATCAGTGCTCTCATATGCTGTGATTGTAGGATCTTTATACTGTGACTTACTTGTAAGGTTAAGATGTGGGTATGTCTCAAATGATTCTTGTTGTATTGCTTTCAATACCATCTGACGTGCTTCTTCAAACACATATAGTGTCTCTGACTCTTCACCCTGTACATGATTACCTACGAAGTACATGTTGAGTGTGTCATATAGAGTATTGTTACCACCAAATGCCACGTTAGTAGCAACTGCGTTCAATACATCTCTTGTATCAGACTTACATTGTCCATCACCTAGACCAGGTGAGTTAAATCCAGTAGGAGCAGTCCTTGTAAAGGCACTCATTGTGTTTGTATCTACTGCTACCTCTACAATATTCATTAGAGTGTCAACTGTTGCTCTAGCACTAGCACACTTATTAGAAGATCGTGTGATACCACCATCATACTTCTGTGTCAAACCATGATCACCAACTACAGTCACTGCATCGTTAGATAACACCTGTTGTGCTATCTTGTTAGCCTCTCTGAAGGCATATATGGTATGAATCTCTTCACCTGCTACATGGGCACCATCAACATAATACTTGGCACCATCATAGACTTCGCTATTACCACCAAACTTAGCGTTGATAGCAACTGCTTCTAATATATCTCTTACATCATCTACACAATCTTCGTCACTTCCTGTTGGTTCTACAAATAGAGTTGGTTCTGTCCTAGTGACGTGTACCATCAAGTCAGTATTGATAGCAACCACAACAATATCAACAAGCGTAGATATAGTGGACTTAGCACTAGCACACCCGTCGTATACGTAAGTAACATCTTCAAAGTATTGTTCATAACCATGATCTCCTGCGACTGATACGATATCATTTAAGATAACCTTGTCTATCAATCCCTTCATTTGATTGACAGCAGCGATTGTCTGTTGTTCTTCACCTTGTATTACACTACCAGAACTATATGCTGATGTGTAATAGTAAGCAGCATCATATACTTTATTGTTAGCACCAAATAGTAAGTTGAAAGCAAGTGCTTCCAAGATATCCATCAAGTCATCTCTACAATCTTGTTCTGTATATCCTTGAGCATGTGTATAACCAGGATAGTCAATAGTCTTGAATAGGTAGTATGCTTCCCAGACAATAAAGTCTTTGTTTGCCATGATCAAGTTGTAAGCATCAAAGTGTCTCTTACTTGATATGGTGTATGGAATGTCAAGATGCATTCTATCCACTGCCTCTCTAGCAATGAAGTCCTTATTCATCAAGATAAGGTTAGATGCGTCTGCTACTTTGTTATCTGTAGGTGTGCCATACTTATTCATCAGTCCCACAGCAATGTCTGCTATGATTCCTGCGTTGTTGTCAATGAGAGTTCTAGCATCAGCATATTTGTTATCGGTGGTGAAAGTAGCACTATCAAGGACATTTGTTACAATTATGTTACCAGTTGCCCCCGATCCGTCTGATAATTTGTTAATAAACGGAACGTTGTTGTATGTACCCGCAGTATAGCCTGTACCTTGATACACACCGTCTGTTGTATTCAGTGCGGTGATCACATCTCCAAACTGATCCAACTGGAAGTTTGTTGATATATCAGATCTCTTGAAGTACATGATAATAACTGTTGAGTTTCTTATCGGTGCTTCTAAGAATGTTAGTGTACTACCACTGAGAGTATATGACTCAGGGTTTTGTACGATACCGTTGATAGTGACCATCAACTGATTTTTATTTGTAGGTACTGTTGCTGTACCTCTAGTTCTTAATTGGAACTTTGTGTTCTCATCATCAAACTCTACTGTGAGTTGATGTTGGGAGTCTGTAGATAATCCAGTTATATCTACTGCTGATCCACCCGATGTTTCTGACAGAGTGAAGGTATCGTCATCTATACGAGTGACATAGTATCTCCCTACTGGTAAACCAGTTAGAGTGGTACCCAGCCTGATATTAGGATAGTTGCCAACGTTAGCAGTAGGCACGTTACCAGGATTGTCAATAGCATCCCATACAATCTGAGCAAGAACAGCGATGGCCGATTGAACGTCAGCACATCCCCCAGAATCCTGTGTAATGGTGACATCTGTGTATGGAAGTAAATTTTGAATTGCTTGTATGGCAAGGTCTCTAGCATATTGGATAGCAGCGATAGTCTCGACTGTTTCTCCGTCGATATACACTATAGTACCACCTTGAATATATGATTCAGCAGCATCTACAGAGAACTTGTTGCCTCCATAGCGTAAATCGTTACACCAAGCAATGACTACAAGACGTAAGTCTCTAGCACATTTATCAGCATTGTAGTCTGGTTTTGTGCCATCTGTCAAGTTGGGGTAGCTCTGCTCTAACCATGTAATCGTAGTGTCAATAATATAATCTAAGTTACCAAGGATCAAATTACGAGCATCTTGATAACGATCACCTTGTACATTGTAAGTTACTGATTGACCAGTAATCAAACCATGATTTGTAAATGTAATCTGCTCATTTGATACATCTACAGTATTAGAATCTGTACCGTCAAAAGTAATAGTCCTAGTATTAATAGGATCTAACTTATCAACAACAGCAGTTAGGATCTTTCTAACGTCTAATAACTGTTTACCTACAACTTGTATGTTTGTAGGAACTGTAGCAGTGTAATCAGGTTTACCAAGTACAAAGTTTTCTATTCTTGATAGTTTACCTGTATTTGAAGCGGATGGTTTAGGTACAAAGAATGTGGTTCCATTGAAGGATAGATTCTCATCACCAAATCTCTGCTCCCACCAACTGTTAGGATCTGGGTTAGATGGGTTGTAATATGATCTACGTTGATATCTCTTAAATGCTGACTGTGATACAACTTGTGTACCTAATACTTTAAATCCAGCTGGATGAGCAGAGTTCTTAAACTGATTCTTCCATTGCTTGACGTTGATCGGTGAGTTAACAACATATGAGAACTCTTGATATCTGTCACTGTCATATAGACGTTGATCGTTAAGGTCAAGTATACCAGTTGTACGTTTGAACTCAGCAGTAGCAGTTGCTATAGGTGATACAGTAAAGTTAGCGATTGATCTGTCAAAGTCATGGATCTCACCAAACGCATTTGACTGTAAACCGAATACTGGTTGATTAAGAGCAAACTCTCCTAGTTCTGCCTCTACAGATAAGACTCTACCTTTAGGATCCCATGCCTTAACTGTACCTAGAGCAGAGAATGAATCTGTTGATGAACCTTGATATAGTTTCTCTCCAATAAAGAATGACGCAGGAGTCATGGTTACAGTGATCTGATCACCTAAGTCTGTAGTTGTTAGGTTGAATGTCGCTGTTCCATTACTACCGATAGATGGTGGTGATGTGATTGTAATCGCTGTTCCATCCAGAGCATCAGATAATGTTGCTGCTAATTTAAGTTGGTTACTAGCAAGACCATTGGCAAGTGTTGGTTCTATAGCAAAGTAAGTTGTATTTGCTACTAATGGAGCTGGTAATGTACCATCAACCTCTATCAACTGTACCTCTGTACCGATGGGTATCTTGGTATCGTATGGGAAGTTGAGTGTGCTATTAGATTGTAGTGGAACGAAGGAGTGTGTGATCCTTGCTTGTACAGCAGGAGTTGAACTAAATCCTTTACCAGGATTTGCTATTGTAATTGCTTGGATAACTTCGTTATCAATAATAGCATCCATAACTGCACCGCTTCCACCTCCACCAACAAGTTCGATTGTTGGTTTGGTGACGAAGGAGTACCCACCGTTTGTAACAGTGAAGAAGTCAACGATTTGAGTTCTTGTGAGCTGTAAATTATAGTTTGTATTAACGCTTGGTTTGAGTGTTCTATCATGACTATAATTGTAAGTAATGTTATCTCCACCAAGACTGATGATCTTACCAAGGTCACTAGACTTGAGTAATATCGAAGCACCTGTACCAGTGCCCTGTTTAACTGTGATTATAGGAGGATTCTGGAATCTAGTTCCTGCGTTTTCAATGATGATTGTACTTACTGTCTCATCTATGATCTCAGCACGTAGAACAGCTCCTATACCTGTACCACCAGAGATTTGAACTTCGGGAGCAGACAAGAAACCTGATCCAGAGTTTGACACTATCACTGAGTCAATAGAAGCATCAATAGTTGTAGATGTGATTGCCTTACGAACGAAGTCTAAAGATTCTACCTTAAGAACAAAGTCATCCGCAGAAGTACCACCTGTAATGTCCTCACCACGAACCGTTATGAGATCACCTATAGAGTAGTTTGCTCCTCCATCTAGTACAATAGCACTTGACACGTCTTGTGTAGCCGCATCAATGATAACTCTTATTGATACAAGATCACCACCTGTAGGAGCTACAGATTCCTGTGATACTGTGTAGGTTCCTGCTGTAAAGTTAGCAGATGTGTTCTGACTATTAATACTGAGGGTTGCTACACCACCAAAGAAAGGATCGTCAATAAAGATATCTGGAGCAGTACGGTAATTACTACCTCCATCTCCATTTATAGCTATATTACTTATAGTTCCTATCTCAGGACCTGAGGATGGAACGATCGCAGCAACGTTTGCTTGCTCACCTGATATATCTGCTATCTTTGCTTGGTTTGATCCTGCGAAGATCTTGTTTGTAGCAGATGCCCCAGTGGTAAACATAATGAAACCACGGTTAGCAGCACCTGTTAAGTTATTACGTAGAGGTTGTACTCTTAGTGTTGATGTATTAGGATCCCAGTTGATTACTTTACCTCTAGCAGTTGATCCATCCTGTGTTTCCTTAGAAGTGATAACGTCACCTGTATTAAAGTCACCGAATATCTCATCTAGTGTCAAATCAACAAAGTCAGGCATAGAGCAGACAACAGATGGAGGGTTAGCACCGTTATATCCTGTACCCGCATCAATAATAGCTACGCTTTCCAATTTACCTGAGATAGTAGCAACTGCTTGAGCACCACCACCTGATCTCTCTATACCAACAAACTGAGGTAAGGTTGAATAGTTTCTGCCTGGGTCACCGATGTTTATGGAAGCAATACCACCAGAAGGGAAGATGGAATTGGTACTATATGATATCTTATTAGCTGAAGTATAATTGTTCTCTGGTTCTCTTGCTAGAATGAACTCAATCGTAGTGACAGTAGGAGTTGCCGATACTGTATTTGCTCCTAAGAATGGATCATTGATTACACTAAGGTAGCTACCTGATACGTTGCCATTGATATCAAAGTAAAACAGTGTGCCAGGTACATCAACCAAGGATATGGTCATAGAGACCTGTTGACCTGTAACTGGATCGTTTTCCTGACCTACGATATTCTTATAGGTGAATACGTTTGTATTTTCTTTATCAAATGTAAATTCTAGTCTTCTGTTAGCGTTAGATGAATCTGATGTATTGAACTTGTATAGATGACCATTAATAAGATCTAATTTAGCTTCTTTGACATATACCTCAGTTGCTGTAGGAATAGCAGTGTCTGTAATAATACCCACTGCTTTCTTGAATTGGAATCTTCTACCTGTACTAATACCTGTAATAGTATGTGTACCATCATAGTCTGATGGGTTGCTTCCTGTTATGACTACCTCATCTCCTATACTCAACTGATGAGCAGCAGTGCCTCTGCCAGTAAACTCTTGGTTAATTGAGTTAGGTGTTAGGATAAAACCACTGACATTACCGATATCACCAATCGCAACTGGACTTAATTGTTCATTGTTATAATATCCACTACCTTCCTTAGTCAATGTTACAGATGATACCTCACCACTTTCATTAACAACAATAGTAAACTCAGCACCCTCACCAGATGGAGCAGAACTATTGATTAGAGGAACTTTAGTATATGTACCAGCTGTACCACCACTACCAGCTATGAATGACCAAAGGTTTTGTACCAAACCACCTGTCTTCTTGACATTACCGATGTCTATAGAGAATCCTTGACCCGCACCACCAATATTGGCAACATTAGCAGTAAGGACATCACCATCTGTATAATTCTTTCCTTCATTGGTTATGGAGACTGCTGTGACTGTATTACCACTCACAGTGATATTAGCAGCTGCCTGTGAACCTGTACCACCAATTAGAGGTATACCGTTGTATGAACCATCTGAAAGTCCTGTACCGCCAGTTATGGTTATATTCGCTTGTAGTATTCTACCAGTTGAACTAATAGTAAAATTAGTCAAATCAAAATACTTAAAGTGGTATTTGTCGTTTATTATCTTTACATCTATCTCACGAGTGTATTCATTGTCTCCAATAGCAATATCAACAGTATCGCCTTGTTTAATGTAATGAGCAGATCCTGTAGTGATAGATCCAGTAATTATGTCTGTAGTCGAGTTTACACTAAACTGTAAGGCATTTGTATCCGATCCAGAGATTTTAGACACTCTAGCAGATATACCGCTTCCTCCAGTTCCTGTTTCGTCAAATACGAGTCTATCGTTAACTTTATAGTTAAATCCTGCACCTTCAATTAAGAATTGATTTAATCCACTTGAGAAGTACCTATTTGTCGCAGCAACGAATAATGAGTCAACTGAACCACCTCTGATGCTTGGGAAGTAGTCAAAGTAACTAATACCGACATCTACGAATCCTATGAAGGATTCATCGTTCTCTAGAACAATAGGAGTGGTTGAGTCCTCCATAGCGAGGATATACTCGATCGGGTTACCTTTATCCTTTCTTCTTACTAATGCTGTGTCTGTAGCGACATATGGTCGTTTATAACGAACTGCGTCTTCTGTAAAGTTTCTTTGGAGTCCATTTCCCTTCCAGTTGATATCATTCGCTTCAGAATAGAAATTAGGACCTATAAAGTAAGGAAACTTAGGATTACCTGTTGATCCGTCTAATGAAGTGAAATATGCGTATACACCTAAAGGATATTCGGGTGTAACACAGAATCTACCATTATACTGATCTAAGTCGCCTAATCCTTCAACATATTCATAATCTTCGATATATGTTCCCATCTTGTCGATCTGTGCCAAATCATTACCAACTAGCACATCTCTCTCCTGTCTGATGCGATAGGAGCTGATCATTTGCTTTATTTCGTTATATGGGTTCTTATTCTCTCTATCTGTAAATCCATAAGGTCCGTAGATGGGATGTCCATCAAATGACCATCCTATGATCGGTGAATGTCTTGTTGGGTTTAATTCTGCGTATGTTGAGTCATTTACGTTATCACCAAGTAAGAAACGCAATTTTTTGGGATTATAGAGATATCCATACTCTCCACCGTAGATACCGAAGTTGGCACCCTTCATAGAGATACCATTGTTAGGATCTGCTTGTTTTGGAGATATAAAGAGTGGATCTCCAATCTCATCCGCACTAGCAGCTAAGTTCTTCGTTAAGACGGGTAATTCGACTTGGAATGTCGCACCTGAGCCAGGATAGACAATATCAACAGTTGTGATACCAGATGTGTAACCAATACCGCCATTAGTGACAGTAATGTTCGTAACTTGCTGTGTGCCCGAATTTACAGTCGCAAACGCAACCGCACCGACTCCATCACCATTAATAACGACATCAGGAGCACCATAGTAGTTACTACCACCAAATGTCAAGATAATAGATACGATCTTACCATTTACGATAGATGGATAAGCAACAGCACCAGATCCAGATACTAGAGTGATACTTGGTCTCTCATTGTAGTTTGAACCCGCATTGGTGACTGTGATGCCTTCTTCAGTCAATCCACCACGAACAACTGCTGTAGCAGACGCACCACTACCTCCACCACCAGTTATGACCACTGTAGGTACAGAATCATACCCTTCACCAGAAGCAGAGACTGATATAGCAGTTACGACTCCAGATGTGATTGTAGCAGTAGCAGATGCCTCAACATCAGGATTACCGCCCACAATACCCACTGTAGGAGCTGATGTATAACCAGAACCACCATTATCTACGTTTACCGCAAATAGTGAACCAGATACACTTACAGTTGCCTCAGCAGAGATTCCCTCATACTCCCACAAGCATTGTCCATCTTGTACAGGTGTAGTATTTGTATGTGTAGGTTCTGTGCCCAATTCTGCGGTTTTACCGCTTCCTAAGTTTCTATATCTGTATCCTAGACTATTTCTAATTCTTTGGTTGAGGAAAAACGCTGTTCCTCTTTTATGGATGGGTTCAAACTCTACAATCGGTGGATTAGTGATATCATAACCATCTCCTGAGTTTATAACGGTAATTGACTTTACACCACCAAATAACTTTGTATCGTTAGACTTATATGAGAAAAACGGTACACCATTCACACCAATCGCAACTTGACCCACAGGAGTCGGAGTTTTGACGGATTTGGTGATTGTTTCTAATGGTATGCGTTTTAGATATCTCTGGTTGCCAGGATCTAGGTCATCACTGTGAAACTCTCCTATTTCGTGACCAGGCACACCTGGTGACGCTACGAGGGCGTGTTCAGCAGATCTATAGACATTCTGTACGTCAGATGGCGTATCTTCCAATCCTAGACGTATAGATGTATCTACAGACGTACATTTAGCAAATTCTCGTGTAACTAGGAATCCTACGTCTACTCCACGGATAGGAGTTGTAGGAATCAGGATACTGAACGTATTATTGCTGCTTACACCTCTTACAGTGAATGATGAGTTATATACGTCCTCTGGTGCGTTCAATATGACAATTTTATCTTCACGCTTTAGTCCATGCTCTTGTTCAGTCGTAATATTCGCTACAACGCTACCATCATTCAACGGAACGTCTAAAACTAGCGATGTACCGTTTAATAACTTCTTGACGTTGTATACGAAGCTATTCCAGATAGGATCTAACGCATCAAAGCCTGGTTCTGATGGTGTGGTGACTTTTGAGTCTTGAAGATAGTATTTACCGCCTTCTGCGATTGTTATTCCTCTTGTACCGCCAAATACCTTTAAACTAATCTTAGATCCGTCTCTATTGCTGTTTCCGAAGATCTCATATGAGGAAGTTACCTCAGAACCAGATATATGCGGTGCGGATACTGTATTTTGTCTCGCACGGGTACATCCTAGGAATTGCGTTACAGTCTTGTCAGTGTAATTGATAATTTCATCATCTATACGAATGGAGCCGTATAATTCAGGCCATCCGATAGTAGAGTCAACAGTTATGACATTATCCGACAAATTGGAGGTTAGATCTTCGGATAGTAAAGTCTTATACGGAGTTGTGAAAGTTCCAGCTCCATTTTCCGTGTCAACATCCAATTCGTAGATTTTTCCGTCTTCGGTAAACACCTCAACTACGGATTTTACGTATATACGTGCGGAATTGACATTTGGGTCGTTTGGATCGTTCTCTTGAAACAATACCTCACCTGTAAGTTCTACAGGGTTACCAGTTATCGCTGTAGCACGAATAATCTCCCTTACGGTGTAGAATGCGTCACTAGGCTTAAAGATTCTGTCTTTGGGATACTCAATTATTGACTCTACGCCAAATAACACTCTCATCAAGTATTTGAATGACCTTGATGTACCCTTGGCAGCATAGAAGTCCTTAAGACGCTTCGTAACTGTTGATTGTTGTATCTCAGGAGCAAACTTACTTGGGAAGGACTCAGCAAACTGATCTCTGAACCTCTGTAGTAAGAATAGAGGTAAAAGGTTGTTGAGGTTGACTACTGTTGACTGGAAGTTGTGATAAGCAGCTACTGACTCGGTAAAGGTGTACTCTGCTAGTGTACCGATCTTGGTAGTAGCATGAAAACCTCTTACACAGTCCCTAAATTGGGTTTGTGTCTTTTCTTTGTAGTATATGATCTCTTCGTCTATCATTATGAGACCTTCCTTTGGAAAATCTCTAGTATTAGTTACGTCTATGACTGTAGCATCAGATTCTATCCCAGAGGACGCTGTAGTCGACTCTACGAGGTCATTAAGACGGTCTATGTTATAATATTCATCTATGTTCTGTATTATGTCAACTGGGTTGCCCTTTAACTCCAGTGCTTGATAGTAATACTTGACAAATTGTATAAAGTCAGGATAATCCTCTCGTACAAACTGAGGCATCTGTTCCTCTAGTCTGTTCGAGACTTTAGTTCTGGATTCTGGGGATACCGAAGCATCAATCGGGTCAACTGTTACCTCAGTTTGAGGTGTGACCCACGACGCAACTTTCCACGACGACTGTTCAGCGGGCATTACTAACTATAGCTTGATTCTGGTACAACACCTGTTCCAGAGGTATTAGATCCACTGGAAATCTCATCATCAATTACATTTACTACTAGGTTATCTATACCTAGTGTCAGATAGGTCTCTCTGAGAGAAACTAGATCATTACTTTCGGGAACTACAGCAAATTGAATAATATTATCACGAGAACCGACAACTTCAGTAATTACCAAGTCATTAATGGTAATCTCTCCTGCTGTATAGTCAATAGTTCCCCAGTTACCACCAATAAACTGTTTTGAACCATCTGAGTTCACATAGTAAAGACGGATCGTTCCTAATCCATCATCATTAAGGTAAAACACTTGGTTTCCACCATCCGCACGTTTGAAACCGTTAGTTTCCAAAGTTGGTGTGTCTAGTTGTGCGTTGATTCTGTTTCCAAAGCAAATCTTGTAGTTAAATCTTTGATTTAGTGAAATTGGAACATTCTTACGCATCTTCACCTTAGTAATGTTGGATGTGATTGATGGTTCCGCATCATCAATGATTTTTTGAACTTTAGAGTACTTGAACTTGCCACCAAACTTGTTAAACTCAGCGGAGGCATTCAAAGTCTCTAGTGTACGGTAGATAATCTGCTTAATCTCGTCCTGATCTCTTCTACTGTTGTTTGGGTTGAAATAAACAAAAGAAACGAGGTCAATGTAGAGAACTGACGGATCCATGATCTTTGGTTCCACTGCTCCTACAGAATAAGAACGGATTTTTTTCGCTACTGCGTCTTTTTCCGATATGGAAAGACGATCTGCGTTTTTAGGTTTGATAACAACGATCACTTTACCGTATTCTGGTGGATCTGCTTCCTCACCACCAAAAGCAACGATAGATTGGACGTTAGGATAGATCTGAGGAATGATTGCCTCGTAATCCTTAGTCGTTACTGCTCTACCGAAGCTAGAATAGAACTTAGGGGCAGAATACTTGATACTATCAATCGTTTCTGGACTAGCACCACCATCAGGAGGTGTATCTAGTGTCAAAGTAATGCCAGAAGTGATTGGGGCGTTCCTAGAGTCCTTTACAGTGCCCGCAAAAGAGAAACCAGACAGTCCGTTAGGCTCAGCACCTATGGAAGTGGGGTAAGTGACTTCTATTACGTCACCATTGACCAATGCTTCACCTAGTACACCGTCACCGAAGATCAATTCTGGTTTTTTGCTCTCTGCTTCCTCTAAGAAGAAGATTTTACTAATATTGTTTACTGCTGTTATGTCTGTTGCTTCCAAATATGCATCAGTGATAGTTCCACGAGTAACTTCAACAGTCATAGACGAAGTATCGGCATTCAAGTTGCCTAATATGAATCTTTGTCTCTCTGAATCTGTTTTTACAAAAGTATCAGTGATGAATATTCCTTCATATGCTAATACACCAGTGAATGTAGCTTTACCATCAAGTGTATTAACAGATACGATCAAATCTTTGGGTATGGAGAAGATAAAGTTCTTCCCACCGTCTCCAACAAACGATACAAACACTCCTTTGTTGATTTGTACTGATTCTGGGTATCCTCTACCATTGGCACCCGTTCCATATATCGTCTGTACGACCACTGTAAAGGTCGCACGGGCACTTCTAGCACTCCTTGGGGTATATCCTATCAGTTTAGCTAACTTTACTACATTTTCTCTTAGGATAGCAGTGTCAAGGTAGTTCTCATTGATCGCTAGGTTAGCGTTCACTGCTGAGTAGTAAGTATTATAGGCAAGTACGTCTAATAAGGTTGACAGAGAGGATCCCTCAAAGTCATAGTCGCTAAATTCGGACTGTCCTTTTAGATATGCCTTTAGTTGTGACTTTATCTCGTTAAATTCTAACGAGTTGACTTGAGTTAGTGCCATTACCTCTTCAGTATAACTTCTAAGTTGTCTATCACGTTAGGTAGACCTGTGATCAGGTAATATATCTCAACTTGTAGGTCATTATCTCTTTCAGTAAAAGTAGCATCCACTCTATAGCACACCACACGTGGTTCATATAGGTTGATGATGTTTTTTATCTGATCTTCTATTGACGCAGAGTCGCCCCCTACGAAATTCTCAAATAGTGCTCCTGTTATGTTGCCACCATAGTTCGGCAAGAATGGTTTCTCATAAAAGTTGTATCGAACTATGTTCTTTACAGCTTCTTTGATAGCGATCTCGTTCTTTAAAGTATTAACGTCTTTGGTTATTGGATTTCGTCTAAATGATAAGTCAAAATCCTTAAACGCCCGACTGGGTAGAGCACCCGAATTGGTCATTCAACAAGTTATATTGCCTCAATGTTTATTTAGACACGTTTTCAAAGGGTTTTCGTTTCTTTCCTTGTCTATCACTACGTGGATCTGTTATTAGATATCGACAGTACTCATTTCCATGGTCGTAGAAGTCATCTGACATATCTACGGGCACGTTTGCGTTTCTTTTTCCATCTACAATTCTATTTGCCTTGGCCACGATACTTTTTCCTTGCCTTGTTTCGAGCAGTGGCACTATACTTCGTATGTTGTCCACGACCCTGTGATGTTTTCTTTGGTTTCGATTCAATACTGTTCCCAGTATTCCATGTTGCTGCCATAATTAATTTGCGAATACGTTACTTGATCCTTCTGCTACTGCTGTGCATGTAGCATCACCTACTCTACCACATCCTTTGCCATTTACAAATACGGTTGTACTTCCTGTAGCTATTGGTGCTGAATGACCAGGACATGTACTACCACCAGGTAATAGGTGTCCTGTATTGTTATCTCCCTGACGAGAAATAGCAATACCGTTAGCAAAGACGTTAGGTGAGCACCCTAATCTGGTCATACCAGAACAGTGTGGCACATCAGCGTCCCCTTTACGAGTAACAGCGGGCATTTTAGTGTAATTCTCTCTCTTGCAACTTATATAGGTGGTCTGTAAACCGATTCATCCTCGCATGCTCTTCTATAGTATGGGGTGATTCGGGGTATTTCGGTAAAAACTTGATCAGATGGTCAAATTTTTCGGGAATATCTGCTATCCTCGTATAATTTTCTAGTTTTTGACCATTTCTGATCGTAAATTCTCCTTCGAGACTTAAAAATTCTGCTTCCATAGGATTTTCGCCCTACTTTTCATTAATATTTATTCTATACGTTGCGAAGCAACGCGGTTTTTGGGGGTTTCAGTACGAAACGTCGCTAATTGTGTGGTTATCGTCTTCGTCAATCGTAATTTCGACGTAATTTAACTCAGTATTGTACACCTACATGAGTTTTCCCCAAGTATCTTGGAACTCATCCTCTGGTAATGCCCTCATAATACATCTATCTTCCCAATAAATGTGATAAATCTTAGATTCGATTAAGTTTTTCGTCATGTTCGAGCACTACGTCTACTAATTTTTCATAATTTTCCTTATTTGGTCGCTTCATTAGAAGCTCCATGCTGTTAAGGCGGGTCTCAAGTGCCTCAATTTGTGATTTGAGGGCATAGAGACAGTCAGAAATCTCTTGTTGAGTCATTCTTCGATGTCAAAACTCCAATTTATAAGTTTAATATAGTCAAAAGTACATGAAATGTCCTTATCACAGTCTTCTTCATACTTACGATCAGTCAAAAATGTCCTGAGAGACACTACAGAATCAAATTTTCCTTGATGAACCTGTTTTTCGTCGTAAAGATTGTACTTCATTGGGTGGAGATGTGTTGTTCTGATCTAATTATAACACATAAAATGTGGAAATCAACATATATTCATAATTTCTTTAGGATTGCTTAAGGTTACTGGGTCTGATAACTGCTTCGCATCGTTCCAATGACGTATATTTCCTGCTACGATGAAGCAATTCGTGATAACAAGTTGAATAAAGATTAAAGTTCTGATAATAGCAACGAAGTCTGCTTCTCGATCTGAGTTACCAGACTTGTCTCCAAGTGCTTTTGCCCAGACTCGCCACAGTTTTCTCATTCTTCTTCAGTGTCCTCCTCTAATGTGAAAGTTCTAAAGACTAAGAGTTCTTCTCCGTCCTTAACATCTTCCATCTCTGGATGTATATCATACGTTCTTTTAATTGGTTTGTCAAGTTCTCTTAAAGTGGCAGTCATAGTAGTCCACATAAAAGCAATGGCTGCTCCACAGGTTGCTGCGAAACAGACCAAATACAATCCAACTGTTACTTCATTCATTCTTTTTTAACTGAGGCCATTTCTTGTAGTACTCTTCAGCATCAAATGGTACGTGGTCAGGATGGTGACTACTATTGATAGAAGGTTCCCAAGGTTTCTTACTTCTATTATGTATGGTAATAAACCTATCTGCTGCGAACGTCCCTGCTACGGAGATCTCTATCTCGTCTCCATCTTTCCAGTTCACGGTGCCATCTTTCTTCGTGTGCTCCATTGCTATCTGGATTTCTTCGATCATCTTTTGCGTCAATCGCATTCAGTAGTTCCTCAAATTCTTCATCAGTTAATAAGTCTAGGTTCATTTCTTAAACACACCTAGTTTTGCTAGAAGATAGACTCCTAGTACAGTCCAGAATACTATTTCTAATCCGATGTTATTCATGGTTGTGTCTTGGGTTATCTATTTCTCTAGTAGATATGAAAGTCTCTCCATCCCTATGACCGTGAGCAATTCCAAGATCATGCATTCTGGCATGCTCTTTGATCTGGTCTTTGAGATCCTTACCACCTCTACCAAAGGTATTATACAGTCCATACCCTATAGCTGTCAAGAGTACAACTCCGATGAATACCAAGAATGCTGCTCCTCCCTGTAAGTGACCTATGGGTATGATGTAAGCTTTACAAGTCATTGGATCAAACTTCTGCCAAGTACCTGGTAGAGTATACACAGGGGGGCATGCTGAGAATAATGTCATGTTACTGATGATATGATGGTTTATAATTGGTGGGCATGGACACTCCGAATTTCTCACAGTATCTCTTGATCTCTGCCTCTGCCTGTTTATAGACACTAGAGAGATCTATGTCTTCCCTCAATCCGTGGGCGATCTGGTCGACCTGTGCTTCGGTCAAACAATGATCTGGATGTAGAACATCACAGACAGGTATCATATGCTCAACCAGTTCGTTGAGGTTAATCCTTATCTCATAATCTTTATAAACTGCCATGGGGGTTTTTACCTGAGAAAAAATTTTTAAATATTTTTAAAACGCACGTACCCACTTTTGTAGGTTAGAGCGATGGGACTCTTTTATAATAGGGGTACCCGCCCCGAAGGGCGGGAGACTGTCTCTGTCGAGAGGTCTAATTGGTCTTACATAGTTGGAGGTCTCCACACATAAAAGGCATGTTTCCTTTAGTTGATGTTATCGCGTCTGGGGTCGCCTACCCTTGCCCAACTAATGCCAATAGACCCTATCTGTCATAGAATAGGGGTCGCATCCAGTCCTTGAAATCTGCTAGTTTAAATCTGGCGGCATCCTGTAAGAACTTCTCACCACACATAGCGATATCACCTGTGTCTGTGAACTCTGCTACTACCTCATCATAGCAACAGCGTAGCATATCCTCCTCTGTGATGTCATACTCTGAAGGATCAACGTAATTGAAAAAAGAACTCATAATAAAAGTGTGTTAACTGTGTATAGTATTATTATAACCCCTAGTGTGTAGAAGGGGGGGTTATATCTGGGGATTGTAACAAATCGTCATCCTCTCTGTCGATGATGATTTGAAAATGCTGTCTTGTAAACTCATCACTATCTAGTAATGCTTGATAATCTAGTGCCATAATAAAGGGGGGGTTATGTGAAGGGGGGGTTAGTCTGTCCAAGTGTAATCCCACGGAGCAGGATCACAAATCTTCTCGACTAGCGTGTCGAACGCTTCTTGGTTGTCGTCATCTATCCAACCGTTATCAACAAAGAATCTCGCCATAGTGACCAAAGCGGTTTCCTCTGCTTCGTTCATTTCTACCGTGCGTGTCCAGTTCTTTTTAGTCATTACTTAACCTCCATCCACTTGAACTCAGAAATAGAACCGACTTTCCAGATTGTAACTGGTTCGCCAAGCAATTCTGCCTGTCTCTTCGCTTGTCTCTTTGCTTCTGCGAAGTGGTCATTGTGGAATACGTCTGCCCATATCTTGACTTCGTTTCCGTAATGTGAAGGTTGGATTGCCCATGTAGTCATTTGCGTTTGCTCCTTTGCTTGTATAGTATTATTATAACCGCTGAACAGCGGGAGTAGTGATTGTAGTGTGCCAGTAATTATACTGTCACTCCACTCCACTAGGAGAGACCATTTCTGGATAATCATTTGGTATAATGTGAGGGTGTAGAGATGTTGAGGTAATGTTCCAGTCGTCGTCTCTGGATCTGTCGATGCTGTAGCAATTCCATGTACCCATAAACCACAAGTACACGTATTCCTCCCCGCAGTCGATCTCTGCTAACTCGCTTAAGGTTTGCGAATGTCTAGGGGGAACATCCTCGCCCCTCTCTGAATAGTAAACTGGTCTAGGGTCGCACTCTACGTACGCTTCCTTTTCTTTGTCATATTCAGAATCAGAATAGCAAGAACTCATGTCCCCGCCATCTATTAATTCTCTCACACTATCGTCGGTGTTATAGTGTTTGTTGAGAGTAACACCCAACCAACTGGGATAACCATCCCAATGGTGATAAACCGATACAATGCTGTCATCTTTGAGTACATAACCAATGCGTGAACGTGTTGCCATGAATAAAACCTCCTTAGTGTTTGTCTGAGATGTACCACCTGCCTACAGGTGCTTCTAATGCTTTGAAGTCTCTCTCTGCCATGTCTGCTAGGACTGACATTAGAACTGGGTCTTTAAGAGAGTTCTGATTTACGAGGACTCGTCCGTCGTAGATTGGAATTAGTGGGGTTGTTTTGTTCATGTCCTTATTATAACGGAGATGTGTATGCTGTGGGATAATAATGGACACTTTGTATACTGTCCACTAAGTCAGCTGAGTTGGTGTTCCCATGATAGACTCTTAACACACCAACCTGCATTTGCTGTGATTTCCTCTATTAGATCGTCTGGGTCGCTCGCGTCCCATACTCCGAGGTTATCATTAATAATGCTCTCTTGATCATCAAGGGTTACGCTGTAATAGTCAGGTAACTCTTGATTAAAATCAAATTCAATGTCGCTTACGTAGTATTTCATTTGGTGTTAGCGTAGAACTTGTTAGAGAGGGACTCGAACCCCTTAGCGTCTATTTGATCAGGCAGACCCACATCCTCGAAAAATTGGATCATGTCTAGCAGTACGCAGTCTTCGTCTGCTGTGAGTTTGTATTCGTAGATATCCATTATTGGCACAACTCCTCGAATCTGCGTCTTGCTTCTGCCTCTATCTCAGGTAGGTATCCTAACTCGCTGTCTTGGTCGATTGCTGTTAGTTGGTCTTGAGTTAGATTGTGCTCTACCGCATAGTCTACCCATGCTTCGTCGTAGAGTTGTTCTAGTAATGCTTCGTTAGTTGAATTGGACATTTGTTTAACTGTGTATGTTTATATTATAGAGGTACTAGCGAATTAACGCTAGTACATTTTATACATTTAGAGGTATCCTGCTACCTCCATTCCTGGTTCATCAAAGAACCATGAGACGCAGAGGTCGTCGAACTGGTCTTTAATTGCGTAGCAAATTTCCTCTGGTGGACTCCATGCTGTGTCGAATGAGACCTCGAACCCATAGTGCATTTCGCTGTCGTCAATCTCTACTTCGTAGGCATCCCACTTAGTGCCCCAGTTAGTCAA